GAAAGAATTAAAAAACGATCCTAGAGTCTGGGGCTGTGACTTAGTAGAATTAATTGATTTGACTACCAAACCTCAAGGATGGTCAGTCGTTAATCAAAAGTTTTCAAAAGATTGGTTTACAGACGCAACAGATTTTAACTGGGGTTTACTTAGACATTCTGAAGCCGCAAATAGAAGTAACTGGGGAGATAATGGAGTTGCAAATATAAACTCTGATTTAACCGTAACTGCATCAGGTAAAAATGTTGATGTTGTTATCGTTGATGGACATATTGACCCAGCACATCCAGAATTTGCAGCAATTGGAACTGAGACAGATTATTCAAATGGTGCACTTATAAGTGACTCATCTAATGGAGCAGTATTTAATAGACAAATAACAGCTCGTGGTTTAAAGATGGTTGTTGCAGGCGCAGTTGGAGGTCAAACCGCAGTACCTGATATGTGGGCAGAAAAAACTGCCAAAATGGTAACATTGTTAATTGATCCAACATATCCTCTTATTAATGTAGACCATCAAATCAATTTAATTAAAACATTACAAGGCGCTACAGGAACTATACACGCAGGACTTCCTGCCGTTCAAAGAATTGCATACGGTGGTGGTTCTGAATATAGTCCAAACTTTTTAACAGACGCAGGCGCTGCACAGTATGCAGGATACGTAGATTTTTTAGATAACCACGTACATAACGATATGGTTTGGTATGCTAATATTAGCGGGCCAAGCCCGTCGGTTGGTGATAGAGATATTGAAGAACTTGTAGAACATCTTATGCACACAATACATTTGTTTGGTATTATGGGTGCGGTGCCGGGATCTGAAACAGCTGTGAATTGGTTAGCAACTAATAATGTTAATTGGCAAACAACAGAATTGCACCTTGCTATGAAAGAAGCTATTGATGGCGGATTTTTTGATCCGTCTGGTTATGCATCCGATTGGGCAACAGTGGATGAGGCAGCTGAGGTAGCTTATAAAGAATATATGTATTTGATGAACTGGTCAATGTGGGATATGAGTACTTTTTGGGATGGTGGATCACTGTCACCGGAATGGTCTGACTCAGTAAAAACTCCATCTGGAATGTTAACTAATAATCCGAAAGGGTACGCCCTATTTAAATCATATTTTGAACCAGTGTTAAGTAAACCAGACTTTGTTGTTTTAAGAGATATTTTTAGGGATAATGATAACGGTCCTTCATATTATACACCAGCAGCAAACGGCGCTTCAAGAATTAATCAATTTAATTGGTTTTCGTTAACAAGTGCTTTAGGATTTGGATCAAATGGTACATATACATATAATCGTTCAGGTTCATATACAAACGTAGCAGATGAAGCTGATAATAATCATGGCTGCCATTGTGGTGGAACTGTAGCAGGGAATACTCAAGGTTGGGCACGTTCAGCAACAGTTTATAACATTAGTCCATATGGTTCAAACCCAAATAGTTTATCAAGTACAAGGATGTGGGATTACATTAGAGAATGGCATAATACAAAAGCCATTAACCCTACAACTGGTAGACGCAATCCTACTATTACAAACAATAGTTATGGTAGTTCTATACCTGTTGGTTCAGCTGAAGATAATTTTGGTAACATTACAAGTATTACATATAGGGGTACAGAGTTTAGCCCAGGACGAGATTTAACTACAACTGAATTAAGAGCTCGTGGTTGTTATGCTCCATCTTTACAAATGGATATTCCAAATTGGTTTACTTCACGCCAAGCTGATATGCAAGACGCAATAGATGACGGAATTATTATTGTAGCATCGGCAGGTAATGATAGTTGGAAAACTGTTAACGAATCAGACCAAGATTGGAATAATACATACGAAGTACAATATTATGGATTTGACCAAACATATTATCTTAACCGCGGTACAGGTTCCGGCGCTGGGTTTAATCCGGTTATTAACGTTGGAGCTACATCAAATAATGTTAATGAAGTTAAAGCAACGTTTAGTAATTGCGGTAACCAAGTTGATATTTACGCAGCCGGCGAAGCCATTCAAAGTAGTTTGCACTCAGGTGGTGTAAACGATGCTAGAAATAGTAGTTATCAATTAGGTAAGTATCAAGGAACAAGTATGTCTGGCCCACAAGTGGCAGGTGTTGTTGCTTTGCTTGCAGAGTCTTGGCCTAACCTAACTCAGGAAGAGGCAGAGGATTGGTTACTTAATAACGCAACTATGAATGCCATGTATGACTCTGGTACAGACGATGCGTACGATAGAAATAGTTTACAAGGCGCGGCAAATAAATATCTAAGATGGTATAATCAACGACCAATAGACGGAAACACACTTCCAAAGCAAAATTTTAAAACAAGACCTGCATCTGGGAAAGTTTACCCACGACCTAATATACGTAGAAGAGGTTAGGAAAATGTTTATAAATATTACAAAGAGGCAGGCTAGGTGACATGGCAGAAGTACTTACTACAAAATTAAAAAATGATACTACCAGAATGTTTATGGAAGACATTCAGGACAATGACTTTTATGTATTCATTTCTTCTGTTTCGACAGACGCACGTGCAAGAGCATCTAATTCACAATATAGTAAAAATGAATTTTTAGAAAATACTATATTTGGTAAAAAGGTTCTTGGATCTGATACCAAGTTTATGATTAAATATCATCCTTGGCAGAAAGACGCTACTTATGTTCAATACGATGATAGGATTGACTTAGATGGCGAAAAGTTTTATGCCGTAGTAGGACCAAACGATAATGATACTGGAGACTATCGAGTATTTAAATGTTTATATAATAACAATAATGGCGCATCTTCTGCTCCGCCAAACTGGAATTCTTTTACAACAAACCAAATATATAGAACAGCCGACAAATACGTATGGAAGTTTATGTATGCGATTGAGGCGGCAGAGTTTGAGGCGTATAATGCCGTTGGTTATATCCCCTTACCTGTAGATTTAGAAATTTATCCTGATCCAAATGCCGATGCTAACAATATTGTTTATGGATCAGAGCTTAGTGATATCTTTATTGAAAACCCAGTTGATAACGCTGGCTATCCTTCTTTGGACGGATTTTTAGTTGCTTCACCGTCAAACTCTGGTATTATAACAGTACGTGCTAATAATATTAACCAAATTCAAAACTATTATTCAGGCATGACAATATATACAACAAACCCAGATGGTGTTTCAAACATATATAAAATTGATACATACACATTTGACTCGAATACCGGATATGGTAAAGTTAGAGTTGAAGGTACACCACGTGCTGACGGTGTTTCAAACATTGCCACGTTTTCAATTATCCCAACTATTGAATTGCAAGGAGATGGTTCAGGGTGTGTTGCTAAGTCAGAAGTAGTTAACGGACAAATTACAAATATTATTATTCTTAACCCAGGATCTGGTTACACTAATTTAACAGCATCAGTCAAAGATCCTGAGTTTGATTTTGCGCCAGAAGATCCTAACTCTGTTGATGTTAGAGCAGAACTAAGACCAATACTTTCACCGTTTGGTGGGCATGCATATAACTTAATTGACGAATTATATTGTAGTCACATTCTCTTATATGGATACATTACTGAAACAGATAATAACCAAATTGGTAAGGAAAGTAGTTATTCAAATATTGGTATTGTTAAAAATCCAGAATTTGTAAGTGCTCAGGCAAATACAGCGAACACACCAGACGTATTTGATAATAGAATTGAAATCTCAACGAATAATATTTCTTACGCAGTTGAAGGAGATATAATTACGCAATTAGATTCTTCAAATAAAGTTACATTCACTGGTAAAGTACATGAAGTAGTTGACTCTGCTAACACGGTGTATATTTCAAACTACATGGGTCCGTTTGTCAATCAAGCAAACAATGATATATCGTTTGACCCAACCGCCGCAATTGTCAATTCTACAGGTCAAAGAATTGTAATAAATAGTCCACAAGCCAATAATACGATAGAATCAGATTACATCCAAAGAAGTGGGCAAGTATACTTCATGGAAGATTTTGTTCCTCTCGTTCGTACAAGAACCTCACGGGAAGAATACAAATT